TTAATTCTCTGTAGGCTGCGGGACCTGCCGCAAGAGCTTTCTGTAGTCTTGCAGCAGGCAGTATTTGAGTACCCATGTAGATAGGGTTTAACGAGCTTACGTCATCCGCGCCGACGCTTGCCTTGATGTTTTCGCCAACCGGAACAAATGGCTTAGTCTCTATGCCCATCTTGTTCGCGGCAGCCTTTGTGCCCATCTGGGCTAAATCACCAAGGCCCACGGTCATGTCCGTCACGGCTGCAACAACAGGCTGCGTAACTTGAGACATTGCACGATTAAGGTTGTCAAGGATGCTTCGGCTTTCAGTCTGGACTTGATCCGTGGGCCGTGGTTCTTGAGCAGTGACAGGCGCCTCTTGGGTGTCCATCGCCATTAACTGAGCAGTTAGCTCGTCAGCCGTCATCGAGTCCGCAGGACCATTGTCCGCGAACCCTTCAGGCTTTTTTACAGGGCCGCCCTCCGCGAACACCGGAACAATTCTAGCCCCACCGGCAGTGCCGAGGTCTCTAGCAAGAAGCTCTGTGTTGTAGCCTGTAGTCGTGAAGTTAGATTGACGGCTTTCTTCGTCACCCTCGCCGAATCCGGCTATGGCCGGTGAGGTGTACTTTGGGCCACTGCCTTGGGCATTAGCCAAGGTAAACGGTGACCGCTTGCCCGCAGCTATCTCAGCGCGGCCGTAGGTGTTGTAGTGGTTAAGCGCAAAAATCTCTGGCGTAGTACCTGCAGGAAGTTCGCCTGCTGCCTTAGCGCGAGCATAGTCTATTGCGACATCCTCGTTTAACCGGAGGTAGTCAGCAATAGTGCCTGTGCTTTCCTCTTGTCGGGCCCGTGCTTGTTGCGAGTCCTGCTGACGCTTCAACGCATAAAGTTGTGAGCGGGACAAACCGCCGCCGTAACTTCCGGTGTTGCCTAGAAGGCCCGCGTAGCTTTGGTATCGTTGTTCTGGCGTAACGCCGTCTATGGTCTGATTTCCAACCAATTGACGAAGGTCCTGAGCCGCGCGACCTTGGGTGTAACGATTAAGCGTGCCAGTGTCCATGAGCGAACGCGGTCGGCTCGTGACAGACGGAGGGGTGAAGCTGAACCCTGATCCGGTGGCCGAGAGCAACTTAGCAGCAGGCGTGTAGTCAAAACCAACAAGATTGCCGTACTGATCAATGACCTCGGTCCGTGGTGGGCTGTCCCTGAACTCACGGTCGAGCGCCTCTTCGCCGGGCGCATAAATATCAGGCTGCGGTGCAATCGGCTGATAGACCGTAGGGGCGACGTACTCGGGCTGCGTGTTCACAAACCTATCCACGGAATCCTGTACTTGCTTTTCCTTCGCTATTTCTTCAGGTGTTTTTGTCACGTTGAACAAAATGCTTGGATCAACGCCCGCCGCTAAAATGTCTTGGAAGGTTGCACCCTGCTGTGTGGCAATAGCCTGCGCTTCACGCCGTTCATTCTCGTCTATCACACCGTCGGCCATGAGCCCCGCGACGTAGTTCTGCGCGCCGCTTCTAATCTGTTCCATAGACTGTCCAGAATAGATAGGTGATTCAAATGCAGAGGTTACCGTGGAAGGAGTAGAGAACGCAGTGACAGGAAGCGGTGCGCCAGAGGTGAAGATCGCGTCGATAGTGGACTGCTTCACCCCCGCCTTTAATGCGTCCTCTATCGTGACGCCGGATTCTAAAATTGCGTTATACGCTACGGCAGGGTCCCACGAAGAGGGGTCGGCTGCAATCTCACCAAGAATACGCTGCTCAGCGGCCAAAAGGTCGGCTGCAGTTGCGTTGTTTTTGCCGTAGGTGGCTTCACCACCATCGGCCATTCTAAGGAGCATGTCTCTAGCGGAATAATTAGGCATAGGTAAAGCCCTACAGATAAGGTTAGTTATTCCGCATTCTAGGCCTAATAATACTCTGGGACAAGTCCTTCATTTTCCGAAGGTTCGTCCTCTTCGTCACTGTACAACGAGATAAAATTTCCTGCGCGAAAACGCATTAAAGCCTGAGTCGTACTATCCACAATGTCGTCGTTATCCCCGTTAGGAAACGCAGCACACTGCTCGATGACTTCGTCTGCCCAATCCGTCTCGGGCGCCCAGACCATGCCGGACTCGAAAATCGGTGCGACAGAGTTTGCTCTGGAGACTTTATCCTGACCTGCACGGCGCCCGCCGGGGCTATACATCGTGACAGGAATGCCCATCCTACGCAGTTCCTGTTGGAGCGTGATCCCCGTCGCCTTGGCCTCGATTAAAACATTATCCGGCTGCCAGTAGTCATACTGCTCCTTCGCCTTACGCTTTAGGTCAGGGAAGTCCCAACGGCCTTTACGCATGTCAACAAGCAAAAGATTAGGCCCCGAGTCCTCCGTTGGGAAGAACACGGCCCACGTCGTGATAACAGAGAAGTCCGCCGTCTCTTTTTTCGAGTACGCGGTATCGTAAGACTGGATGATGTATTCCATGTGCGGCATGTAGTCTTTATCCCACACGCGCCACCATTCACGCTTCAGGATTGCACCTTCATCAGCCGTGGGCCGTTGTTGGTACATCGCGTTCCATTTCTGCACCGACATCGATGCACGGACCGCGCGGAGCTCGTCAAGTTCCCAGAAGCTAGGCCAAAGGGCTCTTTCGTTCTCCTCACCTTCGTTGAAAACAGCAGGAAACTCGATAACCTCCCATTGGTCCGCATTCGAGTTAGATTGTGACTTAAGCAATCGGGCCGTTAGGTCCTTGGTTCCCCACCTTGTCATCACGATAACAATAGCCCCGCCCGGCTGCAATCGAGTTCTAGGGCCAGAGGTGTACCAGTCCCAAGCGTTGTCCAGAGCTAGGGTCGAGGCCGCGTCTTGTTCCGAGTGCGGGTCGTCGATAATCAACATATCCGCACCACGGCCCGTCATCGCGCCGCCTACACCTACAGCAAAGTACTCCCCGCCGTTGTTCGTGTCCCACCTTCCGGCGGCTTTACTGTCAGCCTTCAAGGCAACGTCAGGGAATACTTCCTTGTACTTATCGAGGTCCATGAGGTTACGCACTTTACGGCCGAAGCGTACAGCGAGCTCGCCGGTGTGCGTTGCCTGAATGATCTTGGTCGTCGGCTTACGGCCCATGATGTAGGCGGGCAGGAGATACGACGCAAATTCTGATTTGGTGTGTCGAGGAGGCATGTTCACGATCAAGCGCTTCAGGGTTCCCTTGGCTATTCGGTCAAAGGCGTCAGCCATGATCTTATGGTGGCTACTCAAAATCGCTTCAGGCCAGACGTACTGGGAGAAACCTATAAACGTCTCTTTAGCCCGCTCTTGGCCCTCTAGCAGGGCTAGTCGGAGTTCTAGTTTTAATCGTTCGGCTTCGACATCTTGCTGCATACGAATTCCCATTTAGTAAAAATTTGCTAAAAATTTATGGCCCTTTTGATTTTAAAAAACAAGGGGGTGGGTTAGCTAGGTGGTTCCACGTGGAACATAGTCCATTTTTGTTTTGGGCCAAATTAATTGTGTGAAATCTGGCTTAAGCCCCGCACTCAGCGAGGAGGGGGCGGCCGCTCGGGCCAAATGCGAACGATTCTCATTTAGGCACCAAAATGGCCAAAAGGGACCCGCTAATTCCGGTAATCATAATTACCGGAATTAGTGATTCGTTTAAAATCAAGCACTTAGCTATTTTCATGCACCTCGATCCATGCCAAACACAACATCTAGTGATTTCCCTGATCCGAGCACCTCGGGCCATTGCCCACGCATCTGGGCGCCCAGAGCAAAAACCGCGCCGCTCGCACCCCGCGCGGGGGCGGCCGAGGGCCCTTTCCCGATTGCCGTCACTGCACGTTATGCCGTGTGCGGTAGGTACGTAAGGCTTTTCGCTAATCGCGCTCACAGCGGCTCTCTGGGCCATATACGGCCGCTTATAGTTATCTGTCTCTCTAGTTCGTCCCAATCCACTGCATTTAACGCCCACTGGGCCACTGGGAGCGTGTCTACGCCCCTCTCGTGCAGCTCCTGAGCCTGTGTGCCGTGGTACAGCAGCAGGCGTGTCTCAGAGGCTTTGGTCGTCCCCTTCGGATGCCACTGCACCAGTATGTAGGTCGGCATCCCCATCGATCCATGCTTCAGCGCAAAGGCTATCTGGTGCGGACTCAGGCGTACTTTCTTCCCGCTCTTCACCACCTTGAGCTCCAACATCGAGTAGGTCGGCGGCACCGCTATCAGGCAATCCGGTATCCCGAGGTTCACCCGGTTCTCCAGAGGCACTACCAAAGCGCCGGGCAATTTCTTCTTTACGTTTCTGTATAGCGCTGATTCTGGACCGCTCGACATCGCGCATCTCCTCGATGATTGTCTTGGCCGGTGGCGTCTCTTGTTCTGGCTCGATCTCTTCAGCCTTGATCTCTTCGGGCTCGATGTCGATCAGAGTCTGAGGTGGCGCGCCGTACAATGCCTTGATCTCTTCAAGCTTACGCCTTACCTCGTCTTTGCTCATCGAGTCGATAGTGCCCACGCGAATTTCTTTGCGATCGACATAAATCGTGCCGAGCGCTTGGCCGCGCCGATATTCAGCAGAAACTGCCGCACCAAAATTGCCTGCCTCGAGGGCTTGGTCCCGGATACGCTGTAGGTCTCGCATATGCCTGTCGAAGGTCGTGCCGTACTTCTCAGCGAGCTCGGCACGGTATTGTTGGATAGCCGCAACAATGTGGGGTGATCTTTTTGGATTGGTCAAGAGTGATGCCGTAGCGCTCGCCGACTCCTTCGGATAGCCTGCGCGTATTGCTGCTTCGGTCAGAGTAATGTGGCCGTCGTTCGATATGAGTTCTTGAATGAACGTCCATTGTTGAGCGCTTACGATATTCTTTTGGTCTTTAAGCGGCGCGACTGGTTCGCTTAACCGTTGCTCAAGTTTCATTCGAGTACTGGGCCTCAGCGGGGATGTGTTCAGGATGTTTCTGCGTTGCTTACCTTCACGGTTTTTACTCATGCGGTCCTCCGACAAGTCCAGATAGGGCCTTCCGATTGCGTAACACTGAAGCGTCGGCCTGCCCCATTGCGTGATCTGTAAAACGTCGACAGGGCGCCGTTGATACGTTTAGCGTCCTCTTTCGAGCGGACAATGAAGTAATCGCCAAGGACCATCGCTTTGAACGGGTAACGGGTTTGTTTATGGCTGCCGTGGCACAAGCGCAGGATGTGCTCCCGTGGGGTGATGCCTGAGAGTGTCATCGTAACCTCGCTATTGAAAAAACTGTATTGTATCGACAGGTCTTTAATCTGTCTATTTTCAGGGGTTTCTATAGTACAGTATTCTCAGAAAAAATAAGTTTTTTTTCTAAAAAATGAGTCGCGCGCGCACCCCGTATATTTCGTAAAAAGGTTACACCGTTACACCTATAATAATTAGACGTAACCTTTGACGTATCCCTGTAGACCGCATAAACACTGACTGGTTACACTGGTTACGTCAAACGTACAGTATTTGATAGAAACTAAAATCAAAACTTTTTTTTCTCAAAATACTGTACTATAGAACTCGGTTGCATAGGCAGGTCCGTGGTCCGTGGTCCATGCCTCCCAAAGCCCACACCACGTGGCCTCCAGAGCATTCCACCCCTCATTTCCCGTGAACCACGCAACTCTTTCAATCTAACACGTTAAAGACCTCTCGTTCCTTTATCCACGGGGCACACAGCGTAATAGACAAACCACGGTTACACATGGTCACGTCAAAAATAAAAAAACCCACCAAAAATGCTCTTTTTGATGGGTTTCGAGTGTGTGGTGTAACGTGGCGAAACGACGTACGAGCGTAGTTTACGGCGCCTCCCCGCCTTCAATTTCTCGGAGTTTCTTTTTCAATTCCAACTCCTCCATTTCGCGAGCGTGACCCTTCTTATAATCGTTGTGATCGTCTGTGAGGCGCCAGTAAGGGTTCTTGTCGAACCACTGGTTGATCTCATCGAGGCGCTCGAGGATTGTCATGCGGGCAGCGGTGGCGCTGTAGTGGTCGGCCAGAACCGTGGCAGGGTCGCGTGGTAGGCCTAAAGGCGTGGTGATTTCTTCGCCGGTGGCGATGTCGTAGACGCCGTGCTTAAGTTGAGGTGTTTTCATTGTGTGTCTCCTGTGTGGATTAAATTGCGGTTGATTGGTCTAAAAGCTTAGGCTTCGTGGGGCGTTTGTAAAAGCCAAATTTAGGGTCGTCCTTGGACGGCGTAACAGCGGCGGCGAACTGCAGCCTTCTACCGACAAAAGCTTTCTTAATATCAGTGCCGTCGTCTTTAAGGTCCCACTCGTCAAATATTGTGTTCTCGATGGCGGCCGGGATGCTTCCGTAGACCACGTAGCCTTTGTCGTCCTTCACGGTGATCTTGCGAACTTCGCCAAACTCAGACTCGACGACTTTCTCCCCTACGATCACACCAGTGATCTCAATGCGGCCCTCAGGCAAGTCAGGGGCATCAGCACGCTCAGCGGCGGCCTTAGCGATCCATTCAGCCTTCTTAGTGGCCTTCCACTCGGCTTCACGAGCAATGGCCTTCCTGACGGCCTCACACTGGCCCTCAGTGAGCTTTCCGTACTTGTAGTGGTAGGCGTCGAAGAGAGACTCGGCGAAGTTCTCTGGCTTATGGTGGGGGTCATCGATGAGGCAGAAATGACCGTTGTCATAGACCCAATCAAGAATAGCCTCATGGTCTTCGACAGTCCTTTGGAACGTCTTCTGTGCGTTACCAACAATGTAAGCCTTTCGAGCGGCTTCGTAAGCGGCGGGATGTTCGATCATGTTGATTCTCCTGTATGCGTCGGCCAACCCGACAACTGCATCGTCTCACGAATTAAATACTACCGTCAACTACTTTTTTACATTTATTTTTACTCAAGGCCGAAGAGCTCTTCGAAGGTGGGCGCGGGGCCGGTGTAGGGCTCCACTGGCTCGGCTTCGGGGGCCGGGTTGCGCGCTTCTTCGATCAGGCCCTCAGGGATAAAGCCGTCGCCTTCAATACGTGCTTCAGGGAAGCGTGCGGCGATGATCTTGATGCCCTCGAGGTACTTAGGGTAAGTGGCAAAGGACTCGGTAAAGAAGGACTCAGGAGCGCCTGCGCCGTAGAAGGAGGCGTCGAATGCCTCCGGGTCGGTGATGATAGCTACTGTGTAAGTCATGGTCACTCTCCTGTATGGGGTTGGAATTACTTGCCTAAAAAGCTGCCAGAGCGGGGGTTATCCATCGGGTGCTCACGGTGGTGCTTGTTTATCGCACCTTGGTAGCCTATCTGCGCCAGTTTGGCGATGTAGATAGTTTGTGACTTGGAAAGCGCAACCCCGTAGAGCTCCGCAGCGGCCTCCTGTGCAGGAGCAAAGAAAGTGCGGAGGATTGTGCTCACCGCGTTGTTACGGCCGTCAGCAGCCGCTTCTGAGACCTCTAGAGCAATCTCTTGAATCTCATTGTCCTTCAGGTATCGGTTAACTAACATGGTCATTCTCCTGTATGGGGTTGGCCCTCTTTCGAGGGCCGGTTGGGTTAGGCTGCGAGTTTTTTGGCTAGGTCTTGATCGACTAAGTAGTAATGAATAGAAGCCTCTGTGCGAGCAAAAAGGTCTTTTTTATCTACTAGATCACCAGTTACTTCGATTTTGTTGTCTTCAAGTATTTCAACAACGCCGTAACTTGAACTTGGAGCAGGGTAATTGAGGCACACTTCTTTTAATGAGCGATCGCCATCTTGGAAGACTGATAACAAAATTCCTGAATCGAGCAGCAACCAATTTTTGATGTAACCGAGCTCAGCCCAACGCTTCTCAGAGCCTACAATCGCTTGGCCTTTATATATATCGTTGCCTGCGTTTTTCGCTGCGATTACAGCCGCTTCAAAGTCGTAGT